GGCATCAAGGACGGCAAGCCCGGAGGCACGATGAAGTTCGACTATGATGCCGTCACGAGTCCACCGCTCCACCCGAACTGTCGCTGCACCCTCTTGCCCGACGTACCCTGACCCGCTTCGCTGCACAATGCAGCAGCTCGAAGCCGATGAAAGAAGCATGACCATGCAAGTCAAGACACTCAGCACCAAGGTCGAAGAGAAGGGCGGCGCGATCATCGCGAAGCTCACGACCGACAGCGTGGACCGTGATGGCGAAGTCCTCATCCCGCAGGGGATGAACACGATCGACTTCGACAAGAACCCGGTCCTCTTTTACAACCACGAATACGATCAGCCCATCGGCAAGGTCACGAACATCAAGCGGTCAGAGAATGCCGTGACCGGGGAGCTTGAGTTCGCGAAGAGGCCGAGCGACTACGAGGGCGACTTCTTCCCGCAGTTCGTCGAGGCTCTGGTCAGGCAGGACATCGTCAAGGGTGTCTCCGTCGGGTTCGTCGCCGAGTCTGGCGGCTCGCGGATGGCATCGAAGGCAGACCGCACTAAGTTCGGGCCGCGCATCAAGCGCGTCTTCAACAAGTGGAAGCTCCTCGAAGTGTCGATCGCTCCACTTCCAGCGAATCAGGACGCGCTCGTCACCGCTGTCGGCAAGGGTCTCGTGACTCCGATGCAGTGCAAGAAGTTCCTCGGCTGCGACCTTGAGGTCGAGAAGCCGCAGGTGCGCGTCAGAATGAAACACCGGATCGAACTGACCGCGCCAAGCTGCGCGAAGCAGGAGATCCGCAAGTCAGTCGAGAAGACCATCAGCAAGAAGATGGGACGACTCTTCTGAATCGTGGCGCGTGCTGCGTGTCGGCGAGGGCGGTGACGAAAGTCGAACGCACAACCGAGCAAAGCCAAGCGTCTCCCAGTCAAGCAACTCACAGGAACCCAGAACAATGAAGAAAACGATCAAGCAGGTCCAGCAGGATCTTCAAGGTCTTCTCGACGAAGTCGGTGCGGATCACTTCCCGCGCACAAAGGCGTTGTACCTGAAGGATGTCCAGCTCACGGACGCTGAAGGCAACGAGATCGACCCCGATACCGTTGACCTCTCCATCGAGATCGCACCCGCGAGCAAGATGGAAGAGGAAGAAGAAGAGAAGGCAGTGAACGAAGAAGAAGAAGCCGAGAAGAAGGCCGAAGAAGAAGACGAAGAGAAGGCCGAAGAAGAAGACGAAGAGACGAAGAAGTCCTTCGACATCGACGCGGCTGTCTCCAAGGCTGTCTCCAAGGCACTCGCAACCAAGAACAACGTCAAGACCAAAGGAAACGACATGAGATTCAACGAAGACAAAGCAGGAATGAAGCGATGGGGATCGCTGAAGCACCTGAGCAGTGACAACGTGATCGGCGGAGACGCTGAACTTGAAGCGTATCGAATCGGTCGATGGGCTGCGGCTTGCATGGGCCACCGCAAGTCCGCCGACTGGTGTCAGGATCGCGGCATCGAGACCAAGGCACACCTCGAAACGGTCAACTCGCAGGGTGGCTTCCTTGTCCCCGAGCAGTTCTCCGACACCCTCATCTCACTGCGTGAGAAGTACGGGGTCGCCCGACGTGTCTGCAAGATCGAGCCTATGACTTCAGACGTGAAGCGCATCCCCAAGCGAAGCGCAACGCTTTCGGCCTCCTTCGTTGGTGAAGCCACCGTCGGAACCGAGTCCACTCAGACCTTCGAGCAGGTCAATCTCGTCGCCAAGAAGCTGATGGTTCTGTCGAGCATCAGTTCCGAACTGAACGAGGACGCTTTGATTTCGATTGGTGACAGTCTTGCGGGAGAAATCTCCTACGCATTCAGCCGCAAAGAAGACGAGTGCGTCTTCCAAGGTGATGGCACCTCGACCTTCGGCAACATCGTCGGCATCGTTCACGCTGTGAACAACGTCTCGTCAAATGCCGGGATTCACACCTGCGCAAGCGGCGAGACTGCCGTCGCAGACATTGACCTCGCTGACTTCAACGATCTGATGGCGAAGCTCCCGGCATTCGCTGACACGCCGAACACGCGATGGTTCATGCACAAGAGCGTGTACGCAGCAGCAGCCGAGAAGGTGGCATACGCTCAAGGCACGACCACCACGACCATCTTCGACGGAACCTCGCGTGCGAGCTTCCTCGGCTACCCGGTCGAGTTCGTGCAGGCCATGCCGACCAGCGCAACCGCCGCAGGTGGTTCGTCAGACTTGGATCTTCGTTATCCTGTCTTGTTCGGTGACATGTCGATCGGCACCTGCTTCGGTGATCGTCGATCGAACACGATCTCGTTCTCTGATTCGGCTCTGAACGCTTTCGAGCAGGACGAGATCATTGTTCGCGGCACTGAGCGTTTCGACTTCGTTGCGCACACGCCCGGAACCTCCTCCGAAGCTGGCCCTGTCGTTGCCATGAAGCTCGCCGCCAGTTGATCATCCTGAAGAAAGGAACACACCATGATTCAGTCTCAGAACTGCAAAGTTGTCGAGGTTCTCGAACCTACGGCAGTCGCAGCAAGCACGACCACCGCAGCGGAGTTCGATTGCCTCGGCTTTGATTCAGCCATCATCGTCATCTCCTGCGGTGCGATGGAAAACGCACTCACGACGTGCAGCATCACCGAGGGTGATGCCACTGGCTCGGTCACCGATGCCATCGCCGAGTTGACCGTTGGGAACGCTGCATGCGTTGACGTTGAAGGCACTGCCATCGCACTGGCTGCAACCAATGACAGCGATTGCATCGTCTTCCATGTTGATCTTCGGAAGCGCAAGCGATTCCTCAAGTTCAACTCAGTGACCGTCTCGGGCGGAACTTCTGCCCATAGCGTTCACGCAATTCTCTTCGGTGCTGATGTTCAAAGCAACAGCACCAACGCAGCGATGGCACTCGCCTCGACCGGCACTGCCCTCGTCGCAACAGCCTGACCCCTTTCTGGAGGAGGGGGGGGCGACCCTCCCTCCTCTATTCAACGTCAAGGAGACCCATGAGCGCACTCGATCAGTTCCAAGTCATCGGGCATATCTCACCGCAGACGATCGGGACGAACACCACCCCGCCAGTGTCCGAGGTGATTGACTCACAAGGCTTTTCAGGCGGTCGCCTCATCATCTTCTTGCAGACTGGAACAGTCGGAAGGACGACGACCAAGTGCTTCCTCCAAGAATCTGACGATGATTCCGACTATACGACGTTCCTCAACGTGACAGACCTCGACATCGACGGCACTGCCGGTGTGCAACTGGATGCAGACAGCGACAACCTCGACGTGGTCTTCGATGTCCCTCTTGACACTAATCGCAAGCGCTTTTTCAAACTGACATACACGAGCGGGTCGGTTGGTACTGGCAAGAATAGCGTCTCATGCAGTGCGGTCCTAATTGGAAGACAGCACGGTCAGGCGCAGTCAACAACCCTGAACACCAAGAGACCCAACTCGAAGATATTCAAAGCCAAAGGAAAATCATAGAATGTACAAATTTGATTCAATCAAGCCAGTGCTGATGGTTGGCAGAAAGCAGTTGAACTCAACTGGCACAATTGATGTCGGCAACACCACATCAACTGCAAACCTCAACCCGGTTGACACCTTCGGGTTCGCTGGTGGCCTTCTCATCATCAGCATCATGTTCGATCAAGCAAACGCGCCGAACGTCCTCGCGTGTCGAGTCGATGAAGATGATGTGATTGATGCTGATCCACAAGCCGGAGGGTACAACGCGGTTCCCGGTTGCGACTCGTTAGTCGATGCGCAAGCTGATGGGACAGCAGCGACAGGAAGTGGAATCGACACCAACACCGACAACAGTGTCATGACCTTCTACATCCCACTCACGCCAAGCAGAAAGCGATTCTTTCAGGTGCGCATCGTAAACGGTGCAGCTTCCAATATCGGAATCGCAGCTAACGCTCTGCTGCTTGGCGCAAGCCTGTCTACGAGTCCAGCAGAAAGTTCAGCGTTCGATGGTGAAGAAGGCTCAGTCTATCGCGCAACCAACTAACGGAGCTTCCGCATGACACTGGCATCCAACGCACTGACAACAGTCGCAGACGTGAAGACCTACATGGGCATCACGTCGTCAACTGATGACACGCTGATCGAGACGTTGGTCAACAATGTCAGCGACCAGATCGAGAGGTACTGCGATCGAGAATTCAAGCAGAAGACATTCACCGAGTACATCGACGGACGAGGGGACAGGACAATCGCGGTCCACAATCCGCCTCTCATTAGCGTGGATCTCGTCGCCTTTGGAAGCCGGAATGCTTTATCTGTACAAAGCTCAGAGCCGACGGACCTCCTCGCCACCGTCGGGATTGAAGACGATCAGGCCCGGTTGTTTCGGTACACGTCCAGTGGGTCGGCGGTTACAACGTCTCTCACCTTTGCCGATTATCCGACCACCGCGCTTCTGGCTGCGCAAGTGAACTCCACGACGGGGTTCTCTGCGACCTCAATCTTCAACGCTCCGAGCTTCTCGCTCCATCGACTTGGAGGCAGGGACACCACCGAAGCGACTGCGTTCCTCACTGTTCCAGATGATGCCGAGAGCGAGTACCGCATCGACTACGATCGCGGCCTGATTCATCTACGTGCCGATGCCTTTCCAAGAGCGGCAGAAGCTCGTCGGGTGAACCACTTCCCGAACCAGTTCCAGAGCGTGTTCGTGAGATACTCCGGAGGATACGCAACGATCCCGAACGCACTCGTGCAGGCAGCGTTCGAGCTGGTCTCTGATGCGTTCCGAGGCCGTGACCGCGACAGGAACATCAACCAAGAGAGCCTCGGTGACTACAGCTACACGGTGAGACCGATGGCGGAGTGGTCTCAGTCGATCAAAGCACTGCTCGATCCGTTCAGGAGAATCCGTTGAGCATCACGCAGAGGATCAACATCAAGGGCCAGACCTGCCGCAGATACCGCGCCCGGTTCACCCGTGACTCCGTCGGGTCTCGTGTCCAGAAGTTTCAGATGGGTCCGACGTTTAAGGCATACGTCGCGAGCAGGTCAGAGGCGGAGTCGTTCGAGGGTGATCGTCAGCAAGCTGTCGAAACTGTGACGGTGTACGTACATGGCGGCACGGACATCAAAGTCACGGATCGAATCGAGATCGACTCGCGCATGTACGAGGTGACAGGCAAGAGAACGCCGGGACATCGTGACGCAGGAGATCGCCTCTTCTATCACATCATTGACGCTCAATCGAACGAAGGGGTCTAATGGCAATTCGAGGAACGACAAGAAGAATGATCAGAGGAGCGGCACCAAAGGCCGGACTCCGTGCGATCACCTCGGTCAAGTTTCCGGGCAAGAAGCACTTCGACAGATTCCAGAAGACTGCGGGCGAGGAGA